ATCCGAATAAGGCATTGATGTTTGAGCCGAACTGTATTGTCCACCAACTTTGTTAAAGATTGAAATGTCGGTAACACTTAACACACCATTTTCCGCTTGGATAATTCTATTCAATTCTGCTAATACAATATTCTCACCCAATCCTCTAACGGCAGGACTAAAGAAAGTTGTAACCCTATCAATAACACTTGATATAACAACACCTTGGTTTTGAGTTGCATCCAATACAACAGACACATCAACACCCAAGTCAATTACCTCAGCACTTCCAATTGTAACGTAGTCGTTAATCATACGGTAGTTTGAAAGATATTCAGCCAAGTTTTTCTTTAATGTTTGTGATACTTCAGATGTTAAGTTTCCACTTGCATCATATGATAATATCTGAACATTAATCTTATTGTTGTTTTCTGTGATAGATACTTTGGCAGGAGCACCAAACTCACCAGGCATGTTTCTAATAATCGCTTCATAGTCATGAACAGTTACCGCTCTGTTTTGTGCGGTAAAGTTAAATGTAACATAGTTTCTAACTTCTTCAGTTGATGGATAACCCGCACCACCAATAGCGGCAGTTACGTTATTACAAGTTAATGAATTGATTACAGATGTGTTAAGAATATCTGAAGGACCATTTACAAAGAAATCTACAGCTCCAATTTGTGTAATTGTATTTACCCCCAAGTTGGTTGCTTGTCCACCACCAATTCTATATTGAATAAAGATTGTTGTGTTGGCGGTTGGTGCTGAACCCAAAGACATTGAATTGTTTTGATATCTTTGAATCTTCAACGGAACATCAAGTGCTGTAAACTCTCTAAGTTGGTCTTCAGCCGTGTTTGTTCCACCACCAAAAGTAATCTTTAAAAATCCTTCAGGTGTGAATTCAGTAATGAATCTATTTTGTGTTTGGATATATGTCCCAACTTTAATCGCTGGGTCATCGGATGGTTTTGAAGGGTCGGCAATAAACACTCTATCATCAGCAAGTGCCGGTACCTCATACCATCTACCCTGAGCACCCATGAATTCTTGTGCTGTAGGAACATTTGAATATGCAGTACCGTCTCTTTGAATAATAGATGAAACCCCTAATACGTTTTTTTCTGGTAAGAAAAACTCAAAGAATGGTCTAACATCATTTGGTGTTATCACTCTTTTGAATACCTTTGTAATACCGTTAACAACTGTCTCTCTTTTTGTAATTGTATAATTAATCAAATTACCCTGAGCATCAAAGTTTGGTATTTTTAATCTGTTTGGAAATCCATCAGCATTAAATGGCGATGCAAAATTCACATCATATAAATTTTCAAATATCTGACCTGAACCTGATACTTGTGAACCACGTCTTAAGGTACCCAAATATCTTTCATCTTCTTTATCACCAAAGGCAGGAACCGTAATTGAAAAGTCCACCAAAGCAATTGATGGTCTTTGTCCAGGAATTTTTAATCCATATGTTCTTGCAATGTTATATATTGATGAACGTTGTTGCGCATATTGAAGAACTGTTTCTTGAATACTTCTGTCAATATGATAATGTAAGTTGTCGGCTACGGCTGCGTTTAAATCCAAAAACACAGAGAAAACTGAAGCATCATTAAAGTTATCAATCAACTCAGGATAGTAAGTCCTTGTGTAATTGATAAGTTCCTGACGAATTGCTTGGAAGTCCCTAACGGTATATGATATCTTTCTTTGTGCCATTTATGTTAAATATTCAGGATTACGAAATCTTTAGTGTTAAATACATCATTTGAAATAGCGTAATCAATTCTTACAGTAGCAGTATATTCAGTCACGTTTTGATTCGTCATTTGTATTTGGGGGTCAGTAGCACCACCTGCAGAATTTGCTGTTAATCCAGCGGCTTCTCCTGTTGGAGCAGTAATACTAATATTTGTTAATTGTAGTTGTGGCATGTACTTTTGTACAGAATCTCTTATTTCAGATTCAATGTTTTTAAAAGTTGGTCCATCTAACGGTTCAAATATATATTCCAACAATCCAGTACCAAAATCAGGTAAAAAATATCTACTACCTTTTCTTGTTAATAATAAGTGAATTAGATTACTTCTGATTTCCTCCGCAGAGTAATCCGACAAATCCAAATACTTACCGTTGAAAGAAATTACGAAGGGGAAGGTTAACCCGTATGTTTTACCATTAGCCATTATCTATAAATATAGTTGTATTTCCTTTTTTGTATTTAGGAAAATATGCACAATGTCTACAACCATTACCACAACAGTATCCACGACTTAAATGAAATTCTTCGGTAAAGACATATTTTTCATCTTCAATATAAAATGAAGAAGGGAGAAGTTTTACCTCCTCCCCTCCATTATTATCTTTTTGATTTATATTACTTGATTTCACAAGCTCCACCAGCACAAGCCAATTCACCACTCAAATCTGTGTTGTCTTGTAATTCAACAACTTTTGATAAGTCAATTGTGTGAAGTTTAGCGAATAATCTTTCGTATTCTTCTTTTGTACAATCTTCAAATGGTGCTTGAATGTAACTTCCACCATCATGAGGTAATACAGATAAACCATTATAGAAGTCACGGTTTTCCCACATCCACTCACCTGCCAATTCCCAATCTTCATTTTTCAAACTGATTGTTGCCGATACGTTGTGTGTGTTTGAACCAGTTCTGTGACCAGGTCTTACCCACTCTTGTGTGATTTTCTTAACACGGTCCAACAATTGAAATGGAGATTCTGTTCTCAAAATTGCTCCTTCAGGAGATTTTTGTGGAACTGAAATAACTGCCGTGTCGTGTGGACGGAAGAATTCATCTTCAACCAACTCAGGGTGATACATTGCCAAGTATTGATAGATTGCTTCGTTCTTACCTACACGGATTCTACGAAGGTAATAATCATTATGCCATGCGTGGATACCTGAAGATGTTCCCAATGTCAAAGATGTTGTACCTGCTGGTTTTACAGTAGTTGTACGAGCCGATTTGTTAATACCAATCAACTCAGCAACTCTTGCATTTTCTTCTTTAACAAGTTTAGCAGCCTCTTTCATGTTATAACCCAATACAACACCTGAACCGATACCTGTCATAGATACACCAATCAACGCTTCCTTTTCTGTAGTACGTTTCCATACGTCTCTCAAGTAATGGAAATCAGTATAACCCGCTTGGAGTGTTCCAATGAAAGTCGCCGCTTTAACACGGTTGTTCAAATCTTCTTGTGATTCAATGTCAGAAACATTTACCTCACATAAGTTACAGAATTGGTTTGGTCTCAATGCTATCTCACAACATGGATTAGTACCCCAATCTTTATCATTGGTGAAATAGATTCCAGGTTCACCTGCTCCTGATGCTTCAACCCTTTTCCACAAGTCCATGAAGAAATCTTTTGTGATTTTATGTCTAACCAAAGCCGCTGAATTGTTAGCCCTACCTCTTTGTGGATTTGTTTCCCACCAAGAACCTGATTTACAAGCAATCATCTCGTTGTCATCAGCTGAGAATAAAGAAATCAAAGCCGCCCTACGAATACCACCAGCAAGAACTGCGTCTGCAATGTGACATATCATATCGTGAACTTCAATTGATGATAATTTTTGACCATCTTCTTTTGCGTCCAACATACCTTTCAATTTGTGAATACAATCTTTCAAAGGTTGAGGACCCGGTGCCTTACCACCTGATGTTACAAGTTGTGCCCCTTTTGGTCTAACGTCTGAAAAATCAAATTCAGGTGTTGACAAATGCTCACCAAAGTAAGATTTCATTAACACTTTAATTGCGTCAGCCCATCCTTCAATAGAATCCCCAACCAAGAATCTTCTTGTTCTATTTGGGTTAGGTTTTCTAATTTCAGGAAGTTTTTCTACGTGATGTTTTTGAACTGAATATCCTACTCCAGTTCCACCTAATAACAAGAACATTGTTTCTGAGAATGCGTCCAAGTGGTCAATAGGAAGGTAAGCACAGTTGTAGATTCTGTTTGGAGAAATCTCAATTGGTTTACCACCAAATTGCATTGACCTCATTGAAGGTAATACTTTTTTAGTATACACATATTGATACACGTCCACAATCTCACTTGCGATGTGGGGGTATTTCTTAATGTGCATATTCATGTTTCTTGTTACAAGCTCTTCCCAAGTTTCTCTTCTTTCCAACTCAGGAATAAATTTTGAATACTTCATGTGAACCGTTAGGTCCGACAATATCTTTTGTGATGCGTCCATTTTATTTAAAATACTATTTTTTTTTATTAATTAAAGTTATTTGGTTGTTGTACTCGCTCTTTTCTTTTTTCCATAAGTTCTTTGATTCTATCTCTGTTCTTTTCTTCTTTCTTTTCTTCAAATCCTAAGAAGGTAACAGAACTTTCAGTATCAATTTCCAACAATTCGTTGTTGAACTTACAGTTTTCAAAGATAACCCCATCTTTACCCACACGAGACTTGGTAATTGCGATGGTTGCTAAATTCATTTCTTTTTGTTGTAAAGTTTTTGCCACGGAAATGATAACGTGTCCAACTTGTGCTTTTTTAATAGAACCACCCATTTGGTCGGTGGTAACAACCTCAGAAGATATAGAGCTTCTGTTACCCTGTGTTGCGGTCCATCCTACTACGTTAAGTTCATGACACATAGATTCGTAACCTCTCATAACGGAACCCTCACTTTTCCATTCGTCTCCCATATTTTTGTCAGGTACAATACAATCAATATAATCTAAAACAATCATATCAATCTTATGTCCATCAGCAACCATCTTTCTAATCATGTTCTTGATTTGAGTCATTGTGAATTGGTCTGAAGGTAGTTTTTTCAAGAACAATTTGTTGGTCATTTCTTCTTTGACCTGACGTGCTTTTTCAAGAACTTCTTCACGGTGTAATGGGAGGTCATCAGGTGGTATACCTGTCCACATTGTGAAGTGTTTACGTTGGATTACTTTTGGATTGTCCTCAAAGAATAACTGAAGAACATTGTAACCGTTATTAAACGCTGAGTTAGCAATTTTTGAAAGGACTGTTGTTTTTCCTACACCAGTTGGTGCTAAAATTACGCCCAATTCACCTTTTGCCAATCCACCTTTTAATAACTTGTCAATACCCGTAATTCCCATTGGAATTGGGTGACGGAAATCTTCATTCAAAACATCATCCAAGTTTTGGAAAACATCTTCAATCTTGTTTCCACTTTCCCCTACTTGGAGAGCACTTCTTACCAGTTCTTCAAGTTTGTCATAGTTTTCAAATTCTCCACTATCAAGTATTTTTTGTGATTTGGTGATTGCCTTTTGAAGTTCTTGTTGTTTACAAAACTTCAATGATTTTTCTTGTACAAACGATGCCCCTTCTATAGACGCAGTTTGTATCTGTTTGATAGTGTCGTTTAGAATTTTCAACATCAACTCTTGTGGAAACTCACTTTTCACCATTTGTGAAAGTGTTTCGTATGATGGAGTACAATCATATTTTACATAGTACTCCTTCACCAATTGGAGAAGTGTTTTGAAATATTTGTTTTCAAAGTGTGAGGGTTCAATTACATCAATGATAGAATGTGAGAAGTCCTTATCTAAGATAATCTGATTTAATAATTGTAGTTGAAATGTGTTACCTAGATACTCAAAATTCTTGTTTGACATAATTAAAATTCCCTTGTTAGTTTTGATAAATACTATTAGTTTAAGCTATAAGACATGTAACTTGTAACAAAATTTTCATCAGAAAAAATGTCAGTTAAGTCCTTTAATACACTTTTTACTTGCTGGCGTATATCTACGGTGTATCTTATTTTAGGTGGGAACAATTTTGCATCTAAAATTCTATGACAAATTGTCTGTTCTCCTACCTTTATTAAAAAGTTAAATGTTTCTGAACCATCAGTATTTGATGTTTGCAAGATACTTGGGTTCTCCAAAATTTCGTCTTTGTTTTCCAAAAGGTATACTACCGAACGCATCTTTTGTCCGTACTCAAACCCTTCTACAAAGTCTCTTAGATACTGATACAATTCCATAGAACTGCGAGCTTGTGGATTGTAATCTCTTACGTTAAAGTAACGTTGGATTACGATGTTGTTGTTCAAGGTAATCAAGAACTCCATTTTAATTACATCTGTTTCTTTCATAATTTTTTTATTTTTCTATTTGTTGTTTGTGTTGTCTTTTTTCTTTTCTTGTCAATTTCATCAAAGGTCGTATAAATTTTATAAATTCATCATCACTCTTACCGAGATATTTGAAGAATCCATCTTCTGTCATCATACGAATTAGATTTTTGTAACCCCTACCTTCAGGGTCTAAAGTGTCGGCATAATATTGTTCAACAAGTACCCTACCTTCGTCAGAAATGAGTGGATTCTGTAAGTCCACGATTTTTTTGTTTGTTTGGTAGAATGATTCTCCGAATTCTCCGTCTTTTGTTTTTCCACTTACAATATTTTTTAAAGTTGTGTTGTTTTTGTCTTGTTCTAAAAGTTCTTGTGCCTTTGTTAAAATATGGTTAAAAGTTACCATAGAATCAAGCATCTCAGGAAAGTATTTTATTACACTCTTTTCACCCAATCTTAATATACCGCTGATATTGTCTGACTTATCACCAGTTAATATCTTAAGTGTCAATACGTTATAGTGTGGAAATTCTGTATCACCAAATTTAACTTTATCACCAACTTTAAATGTGACTTTGGAAATTGGTGAATAGATTGATGTATGTTCATCAATCAATTGGAAGTAATCTTTATCTGCCGATAATATTGTTTTTGATTCTTCGTTAGCAATCTGACAATAGTAGGCAATTAAATCATCCGCCTCACATTCAGTTGCTCTTACCTGACGAACAAAACATTCTTCAAGGTATTCTTTTACTCTTTGTTTTTGGGTGTGGTATGACTCAAGTTTAAACTCGTTCATACTCTGTCTACGGTTTAACTTGTAGTTAGGATATAATTTACGTCTAACGGCAGAGTTGTCGTCACCGTCCCAAAAGACAATAATTTTGTCGTAGTTGTGTTCATCAATTTGTTTTCTGAGGGTATTGATAAAATGAAAGACACCCCCGATATGGTTTCCTTCCACGAAGAGGTCTCTGACCCCATGGAATCCGATTTTAAATAGGTTATCACCATCTACTAAGAGTGTCTTCACAATTTATTGTTTATACTGTTTCACTTTCTTTTTCCTCAAACAAGCTGAAATCTCCATCAGCCCCAATAATCTCTTTCCAATACTCAGCATTTTCTTTCTTGTATTGTTCAATAGATACTTTCTCTTCTGCAGCGTCTTTTCCTGCCAAGAATCCGTGTGGTGTTACGATGATTTTTCCATCCTCATATCCCAAACCATTGATGTGGTTTTTCATAACAGAAACTTTTGTACGGATTGCAAACTTAACAGTTCGTTTGTCTTTGGTTGCTGAAATTTTGTTTGTTCCAGCACCTTTTTGATTACCGAATAAGAATACCAAAGATGAGTTTAACCAAATTGCTTCACCACCTTTTGCTTTAATCTTTGGTTGTCCAAATGGATTGTCAGGAAGTTCAACCCAAGGCTGATTAACAATAACCAATGTGTTTTCATATTTTGAATCAGATTTACGAGAACCTGAAATACGTTGGTTGATACCCATTCCAATCTTGTCGGCAAGAACCGCAGCGTTGTGTTGTTTACCACCTTTACCTTCGTAAGTCATCTTACAAGGAACCGAACCTACTGAATCCCAAAGGAACAATAAATCATATTCCAATTCACCTTTTTCTTGAGCGTCCAACAAACTATTAATATAATCTGTAATTTGTTCAATGTAAGAGAAGTTGTTATTGAAGATGAAGAATCCATCCCAATCTAACTCTCCTGTTTCGGGGTCAACTACTTCGTCACAATCAAAACCCATAAGTCTTGCGTGTTCAAAACTCCATTTCTGTTCGGTGATGATGAACACGGGAAGGATATTTTGTTTCTGAGCTGATACGGCCGCTTTTACAAGAGCCGTTGTCTTACCTGTATCAGAGTGACCCAAAAACATGTTCAAGTGTCCTATGGCGGGTCCTGGTAGTCCTACAGCGTCCAAGAAATCTTTACCCAAGTCAAAGTATCTTTGTGGTTTATACTTCGCCGAAGTTGAGAATTTCTTCTTTACTGAATTAAAATCGTTTTTCTTGATTGCCATATGTGTTGTAAATTAATCATGTATGGTACCATACAAGATACCATACATGATGTTTTGTTTTATTAGAATGGTAAGTCCTCAGCAGGTTCGTCAAATAATTGTGGGTCTGCAGGAGCCGCAGGTGCTGATTTAGAACCACCCATCATCATATCTCCTGAATCACTATACAAGTATTTACCTGTCTCATTATCCCAACGAGGTTCTTCACCACGAGAGATTGCTTCCAAATATTCTACAGGTTTCTTAGAGTAAACATCATTCCATGTCAACTCATCAGCCAACCACTCTTCCATGACATTAGCAGTCTCGTGAAGAGGTGCTGGGTCATCATGCATAATAGTTTGGATTGTTGTGTAATCTTTTCCACCAGGAGTTTTAGATTTAACCAACTGTACAATAAGGTCTCTACCTTTTTGTGAATCAGTTACATCACCTTTCTGTCTCCAAATTGGAATGATTTTGTCAAGAATACCATCATTCTTGTAATTGTGTTTGAAACGCCAAAACTTTACACCCTCGTCTTCAGCATCACGGTCAATAACCTTTACGATGTAAAATTTACGAGATTTATATTGTTTAGCTAATTCTTTGTCTGACTCTTTGCCGGTAGACATCAACTCATCGTGAACCTCATTCAAAGGTGAACGCTCATTGTCATTTTTACCTGGGTCATAGAATTTTTGCCATTTACCACCCACTTGTAATTCATGGTACCAAACCTCTTTGAAAGGTGAAGAACCATCGGGTGTAGGAAGGATACGTACTCTACGTTGTCCTTGAGATTGCCCTTGTGGAAGAATACAAGCAAAATACTTTTTCATTCTTTCCTCTTGGGACATTCGGTTAGAGTCTCCGAAAGACTGTGTGTTTTTTTCGTACTGTGAAAGTACTGCGTCAAGTGAACTCATCATGTTTTTTGTTTAATTAGATTGTTTGTTTATAAATTATAGTTGTTATTTTTCTGTTCGTCAAATTATTTCGCCAAATAAAAAAGGGCCACAACGTGACCCTTCTAATATAGTAAAAAGTTGTTAAAAATCAACCCATTTTAAATGAAGTTCCAGTGGGTTCAGCACCATATTCATCAAATGATTTTTTAATATCTGAAGGTACAATGTTTTCAACATCATCGGATGTTAACACATATTCATTCTTTCCAGTCTTTTCCATGTCATCTTGTTTGTCATCAAAAAAATCAGAAAGTTTTTGGTTGAACGGACCACTATCAAGACTTCTTAAATTTAATTTTTCTTGAGGTGTTTTTGGTCTGTATTGTTCAATCTTTTCTTCCATGCTGTTTAATTTGTTGAATACGTCATCCATAGCATTTAACTTGGTTTGTAGACCCTCAATTTGTTTGAACATCATGTCAAAATATTCTTGTTGTTTACTTTCAACATTTTTTTGTGAATTAACCAAATCTGTAATATCCAATTCTTCACTACCAGAATCATCATCTGACTCTTCGCTTTGTCCGACATTATCAATTTTTTCAACTTCAGTGTCTGTTGCAGTATCAATAACTTCAGGTGATGCTGGTGGTGCCGCTAATGTTGGGTCTACTTCAGGTGTTGCTGCCGCATCGGGTGCTGGTGCCGCTGTTGGGTCTGCAGGTGGAACATCGCCCAAAGCATCTTGTTCCATTATGTACTTATTGATTGAGTTGTGTCTCTTAATCTCTTGAATTATTTTAATGTCTATTCCCATTTTTTTAACCATTTAATAATTGTTTAAATCCTTGTGGTGTTTCAACTTGGACTTTTCTATTAGTTTTTAAAGTGTTGTCTACTCTTTCAATAAGACCATCTCTATCTCTAACAGTGTAACAGCTACCTGTGTCCAAATCACACACTTCGGTAAATCCATTTCCGGCATTTTTTTCGGTATATCTTGTATTCTTACCAAGATAATTGTCTAAATGTTGTTTAATATTCATAACTATAGTTTTTATATAAATATCTTAAAAACTTACAAGATTAAATTTTATCATTATTTCTAATACTTCTGACGCGGCTTTTGTTAAATCAGGTATCATATTTTTATTTTTAGCAATAAAAGTTTGTTCTTCTTGTAAATTATTAAATCGTTTTGTTGGCCACCATCCAAGCCATGTTGAGACCATACTTAAGATATAATCATCTTTAGTTGCCCATTTATTAGTTCCTACATTAATCAAACTTTTTGAAACACCAGCTTGTTTATTAAAATAATAATTTTCCATAAAGTTTATTGAGTTTTCAAAACTTGTGAATACCGCAACTGGTTGTGTAGCACCACCTTGATTTGTTTTACAAGCAAATGTTTTTGTAAAATATTGTTCTCTTCCACCATAAGATATCTGAGGGAATGGTAGTCCTCCCAATGGAGTACCTCCTAAATCAAAATTAAATGAAACAAAATTATTATCATCGTGACCATTTAAATATGATGTGTAGAATATCATTGCCCTAGTTGGTATAGAACTAACATTTTCTTTTAATAATTTTGCCATATCACCGTATGATAATCTTTGAATAGTATTTTCAACACCAGTGTATTTTTGATATTTAACGTTTGCCGCTTGGATATCTTTAAGACATTCAACGGGCGCTGACGCGGTAAATTTACCATTTGTTTGAACACCATTACCAATTGTTATAATATTAACGGCTGGTTGTGCGGTTGTTGTAGCGGTTTCTTTAAGTCTTCTAACTTCTTGAACTAGTTCTGCTAATAAACTAGTGTTAAGTGTCATAATTTGTTGTTCTATTAACGGCAATGAATATAAAGGCATCCTAACACCAGTAAAGAATGTTTTAAATTGTCCTGCATCTATTGAATGTTCAACCGATTGTATCATATAAGGACCTCTAAACATTGGAACATAACGTAAATTGAAATACATGGTAGGTTGTATCATAGCATTACCCATAGACTCAACTCTACATTCATAACTTCTAGTTTTATACAAATTATATAAACTAACATTTTGTGTATTTGACCTTGTACCACCAGCTTGGTTTGCAGCATCTGTAATAACTCTATTACCTTCAGTTGTTGCCGCTGCAGAGTTTTGGTCTAACTGTATACTGTAAAACATACTTTGATTTCGTGTCCCAAAATCAACATTAAACGCAACAACTCTATTTGATTGAGCCCAATCTTTTTTTCCTTGTAATTTATCAATTAATGGCATTCTAGCAGGTGCAAAATCAAACGCATCCGTTTTCCATCTATACTCAGGATTTTCTCTCATATCCAAATGTTCACTTGGTTTTCCAGCATAATAACAAACAAACTTTGGAGATGCGAATCTATAATCAACATCTAAGAAAGTACCAAATAATGAATTTGCCATATCATTTGTTGGTTGAGCGTTTGGTGTTTCACCTTGTTTTACATCACCAACACCCCAAAAATTAATGTATGCTGGCATAGGCATCATTTGGAATTGATTATCAGCAATAATTCTACTAACAAAGTCAATACATCTTGTATCCAATGATGTGGTTCCTGAAAAGAAATCTTTTAATTTAAAAATGTCTACATAAACAGCATCACCAATATCTCTGTTGGCCCTATCTAAGAATAAAACATCTTGAAATAATGTTCTATCTTTATAGTTACTACCTGCAATCCATTTGTCATTAAAGGCTTTAAAAGTTTCCCAAAATTCAATCTTTGTCTGTATACCATCAACCGCTGATAAAATAGGTTTTTCATTGGTTTGTTCAACATTCGGTAAATCTTTTTGAAGTGTTGAAAACAATTGTGTTAGTGTATTGTTTAAAAATACGTTTTTACTTTGATAATATTCATTAATTGATGTGGTAAAATTACTACTACCATATACCGTTGCCGATGATTCATCAAGTAATTTTTGTGTACCAAATATTTTAATTAAAGGAGCAAAATTAACTACATTTGCCTGAGTGAATTCAACATTCATTGTTGGAAAGAAATCAGTATAGTAACTACCATTATTTGAGTACGTCATACCTGATTGTGTTGCGAATCCAACATAATTATACATTGCTTTCCAAGCATCGGGATTTAAACTAACTGATTGTGATAAAGTTAAAGTTCCTGTTGCTGTTGGTAAGGTATTTTGAACATAAGGGTTGTAAGTATATGGGTCAATAACTTTGAATTCGGGTAATGTTGTAAACGTACCAAATAATTTTCTATCAAAGTTACTTGGGTTACCATACTTAAAGGCAATGTTATAATTCATAAATGAATTAATCATTTCACTTATTTTGGTTCTTTGTGAATTATTACAAGTTGTTATATAATTGTCGTATGATTGGGTATTGTCAACATATTGTATTGTTAACATTTCACCCATAATTGATTGAAAGTTTCTATTAATAAATGTACTACCCGATATTTGGTCAGCGGGTAAGTCATTATATGATTTTGTAAAATTCAAAAATTCAGTTTCAAATGAATCTAAGATTTCTTTCTTAAACGTTCCAAAAACATCTTCAATTTTTGTATATGTTTGTCCAAATTTAACAGCGTTTTGTTTTGAATCTCCAGTAAAAATTTGTTTAAAATATTCATTGTAATTTGGTTTAGTAATACTTTGTAATTCAAAATAACCATAATTTGGTGCCGTCCAAAATGTTCTAGCCGAACCATTGTAGACCGCAGAATTGTTAAATACCTCTTGTGTTAAAGTTAATGTGTTACCAGTTGTACTTTGTTTAAAACATTCAGAACTAATCTGATTATAGTTTGTTGAAAAACTTGGAATTAAAATTGTTTTTTGTTGTTGGTATGTTTTAAATTTGGTTGAGTTTTTTGTATCAAATGAACTAAACCAAACATTCATATTTAAACTTCTATTTGGATTATTTGGGTCAAAACCATTTTGTAATGAAATTGCCGAATTACTAATAGGACCAACATTTAAACCTTCATTAACTGCGGTTTGAATTTCAGTATTTGTATATCCCGTTATTAAATCTTGGCCAGCAATTAAGTAATAAACATCATTCATTAACTTTGGATAAAATCCAAGGTTCATAATTGAAATTGTATTTCCACTAACAGTATTGTTTAATTGACCAACAATATTAAAGTTTTCATTTTTTTGGTTTTTAAAAGTGTATTGAGTTTCTAGTGAATTTGTTGTTGGGTCATATAAATTAGGTGCGTTGATATTTGTCCACACAGAATCTAAAATATCCACATTTGTTTCAATATATGTTTTATATCTATGCCAAATAGAACCATATCTTAATATCCAAGAATATGGTAATCTATGAACACCACCAAATTTTGTTAATGTTGCAAAAATATAATCCAAATAAGTACCCTCATTTGGGTCAGTACCCCAAGACCAATCAGGTGGTTCTAATGAAAAATATCTTTCACTAAGATTTGACAATGGTAATGAATTTAAAAAAAGATATGCGGATTTAATGTATGGTGATGTGACACCATTGTTTCTGTCAGCTTGCACATCTTGTTGTAACGCATTAATAAAGAACGGTGTATTCAACATTGACACTGTTTGTTCAGGAAAAACATTTCCTGTTTTATTTACATAATTTAAAGGACCTTCAGTTGGGAGGTATACTTCCGTATCTCTTCTTGTTGCATAAAAATTATTAAAGGTTGTTGTTACTATAGGTGTTTGTGATGTTAAAAATGAATTATTAACAAAAGGTTTGTTTTGGTTATTATCAGTAACCCCAACTTGATAGTTTGTAATATATTTCTTTGTGGTATTAAGATATAAACTATTTTTTGTTGTATATCTGTCGTACTTAACTTGTTTAATATTTGCCAAATGTTGTTTAGACCACGTATCACTTCTAAATGGATACACATCCATAATGTCTGTTGTTGTGGACTTTGATGATTTTACATACTCATCAACATTTTTTAACGATTCAACACTTTTTTCTGTAGATGTAGACGCTGCGGTTATTAAACTATCTTCTAAAATAGCATAATCTTTTGTTGTAATCGCCCTTAGGTATTCAGAAGTAAAAATACCTCTAATAAGTTGTTGCCAACTTGTACCAGTCCCATCATTTGATATTTGTCTTAAAACATCCAAATAACTTTGCGGAATAAATCCAATATTTTTTAAAGTTTTAGTTAAGGCGGGACTCGTTCCTGTTAAGGATTGTCTAATATTTGCAACTTCTAAATCAGATAAAGTTCTATATACTGATAATGATGTTGCTCCAGATGTAGAAATTCTATCCCAATAGGTTGCCAATAAAACCCTCTCATAAATTTCATATAAAAACTTAACAGTATCGTAGTCAGTATATGGTATATTTGTAGTTGGGAATTCAACAGCATTCATTGTGATTTTATTTACTGTGCGTCCTTCATTATTATCACCTGAAGGACCAGTGTCAGTGCTTGAACGTTGAGCTAATCCTTTCATATATTCCTCAACAAATTCAACTTCAGGCCACACATCAAAATTATTTGCCTTTGTTCTTGAAATTTCTCTTGGGTCACCAGGGTATCTTAACTCATATTGTTCTCCTTTATCAGAATTTGTCTGAACATAGTATTGCGGCCATGGATAAACAGGAATATTACTTAAATTTGGTGTGTTTGTTGTTTGTGTTAAATTTTTAGAATCTGTAGTTGTATTTGACTTGTCATCACCGTAAACCGCGGCTTTTCTATATGGGTGTAATCTTTTTGACCAAGCATCAGAATGAACATCATCCATTAATCTATAAAAGGCTTCAATTGATGCAAATATCATAGCCATGATATTTCTCATAGTTGGTTTAAATCCTAAACCATTTGGACCTTCAATTTTCTTGGCTAAAAAGGCGGTAAGAGCAGTAACAATTTTTTCTTTTTGTTTTGATATCTCGTCAAAAGTTTTTGATATTACATCTGAAAAATTACCAGCACCATCAAACACAAAGTTAAATGTTGGTTGTATTATTTGTTGATTTTCACCTTGTGTTTCTAATGGAACAAAAAATAATAATGATTGTGTTTTTAAAATGTTTTCTTCACCATTTCTTGGTTCTCTATTAGTTCTTGCAACAAACGTTTCGTACCAGTTAATGTCGTCTATTGAAATTGCCTTTCTAAACGTGTCTTCGCTAACATACAATGTTGTTGCGGGAGATACTTTGATGTTTTTTATTACATTAATTTGAGAACCTTGTTTAACACCATCAATTGTAAAACTACCATTTTCACCTAAAGTTTTATTTTTTAATAATTGTGTTTCATACTCAGTAACAAATTGTCTTAACTCATTATAAGCATCAATTCTTTTTTGGGGATTATCTCTTGTGGCTTTATTATAAATCCAAGTTTTAACACCCGTTTGATTATTAGCGGTTTTTGACTTTAAAACAAATGGTAAACTAACATCAATATATTTTTTAAACCAACTATCTTCAACAGGTGATGAAACATCATCACTAAATTTGGTCACCAATTTAAAATAGGTATCCACATCCGATAATGGTGTGAAATCGGCTTGTCCAAAACTTTGAATTAAAAACTTTTCAAGACCCTCTAATCTCGCCCTTAATTCAGGAAATGAAAGTTCTGGTAATGTTGGTGAAATTAATTGGTCCGCCTTATATCTAGCATAAACTTCTTTAATTTTTTGATAACCTCTTGTTGTTCTTACACTTGACGTAACGGTTGTCGCGTTTTGTTGACCTCCAGTATCACCAATTACGACAGAATTTTGTGCTGCGTTTAAAGCTCCCGTTTGTGGTGCGGTTGCATTTATTTTAAAATCTGATGTATACATAAATGGAACCGCAAATAATGCACCCACTTGTGTTTCGGCTAATACCGTATATTTGTAAGAATAAAAATTAAGATTAATTCTATAGTTTCCAGTGTTACCATCAAAAGCCGCTGAAAATTTTGTAAGAATTAATTGGTATCTAATTGCTTTACCGTAATAACCTTTTAAGGTTAAATAAAAAGTTGGGTATGGTAAGTTGAAAAACGCGGCATATTCAGAATTTTCACCTTTTTCAAATAACGCTCTTCCTTGAGTATCAATTAATGTCATTTCAACACTTGGTGTTGCACTTCTATTATTTTTAACTCTAATAGTTTCAATACCTAATAATCCAGTATCTTGTGAATTTATAGTATTTTGTTTAAGATAAAACTCATCAGTTTTATTTTGTTGGCTAACATTTGTAATGTTTGGTTGGTTAGTTCCTTTCCCTGTACTTGTATTTAAACCAGTAATTTCATCAAGATATGCGTTTGTAAGTAATGTTTTACCACCAGGTCTTAAAAAGTTCATAGCAGCAATTGGTACATTTTGAATCGCATCAGTTAATGGTGCACCGACAGCAAGTTTTGTTCTTGGAAAGACATTTGTAGCTTCCAAGTTTGCATACATAACCAAATTTTCATGATGAATTTGTCTTTCTCGGGCAACACCATTTAAATCAACAGTTTTGTTTGGGTCAACTAAAAAAACATTTTGATAATCAAAGTCTACGAATATGTTATCACCACCATTTATATTGTTATCTGCCATAATAGAAGAAATAGTTTTCTATACCATTTTTATAATCTTGTAATGAAGATATAAGTGGATATGGTATAGTCAATAAAGAATTGTTAGGTATATTCCATTCTAATCCACCATACTCAGGATTGGCTTGTAAAATTAACCACCCAAAAAATGGTGTTCCATAAAATTGTTGTGATACCTTATCTAATCTACTGAATCCAGTTCTATAGATATATCTTTGGTCCGAAGTCTTACTTGGTAATGACACAAATGGAACTACGGTTTGTTCACCATTGATAAAAAATTGTTGGTATCGGTTATAATATGCGTCCATTAGTTAAATTTTCGTTTAAAGTTGTATGGGTTAAACTTACCACTATTATTCTTATTAGAATAGATAGTTTGAAGTGTCTTTTTATTACTTTCAGGTGCGATTAAATCTTCAGCAAATACGGTAATTCTTTTTTGTGTTGAGCCAAATGGTGGTGTATATTTGATGTAGTTTTTGGCGACATCACCTGTTTTATAAATTGCCAATAAATCTGAACCAGACTTATTAGCATATGTCCATTGGAATCTTAATGAAATACCACTTGTGTCATAATAAAATAATACAGCATTTGTGGTTGCTTGGTCTAATCCTTCAACTAAAGCTTTTAAGAATCCATCTTTTAAATCTTTTTGTAACAAAGCTCTACTCATCAAAGTATATTCTCTAATTTTATATTGGTTAGGAGTATCATAATCAAAATAATCAAATCCTTCTGTTGGTAATGTCCATGTTCCCGGCACTTTTGGGTTGTATCCATTCGTATTATATAATTGAGCATCTGTCAAACCTGATAAGAAAGTATTATTACTATTACCTATTGTAATATAGTCATTTCTTAAAGATGTTAAACTATCAATTGTAGTTCCACTAACATCTTCAGGTGTTCCACTTATAGAATATAAAATTGCAATGTTTTTTTCATTTAATTTACCATCATATCCTGTTGTAGTTCCTGATGCAACAAAGTTTAATCTATCAATATTAAACACATAACTTTGTTGTAATCCAACTAATGTTGATATTGGCTCAGTTAAAGAATTTAAGAATGTTGTTTGATATGTTTTAACATAATTTGAATAATTCTTTTTAAACAATCTTTTCTGAGCATTTGTTATAATTGGGTTTGAAAATTCATAACTTGAGAAAATTGTTAAATCACCACCATCAATATCTTTTAACAAATCTTTAAACGCATCATCAACATATGTTTGTGTTTTAGCTGGTTTACCATATAAATTTACCGTCAAGTCTGTTGATGAGTTAAAACTACCGGTATTATATGTTTGATTATTATTACCATAATTTAACATTGATAACACACCATAGTTATAATTTGTCAAAATACTATCAAACATATTTAAAACACCATTATAATATGATTGAGTTTGTTCAACCACTTTATTCATAAATGGTGCATATGTTAAAGTACCTGTTTGTCCACTTGCTGTTGTTCCAGTTGCTGTGAACACACCAATTGTATTACCACCATCTGTAGATATTTGAGTATCAACATTGGCAACACCAACAACAGGTTGTTGTGCTCTAATAGCACTAATAATTTCCTTATCAAGTTTACTTGTATCTTCAGTCGCCTCGGCTCTTTCATCATACATTTCAGTATTCGCATAATAATTGAATGATAATGCGTTCTGTAATGTATCAACAGGATTTGCAAGTCCTGAACCACCAACAAAGTTGAATCCCATATTAACCTCAACAATCATTGGTTGGAAACCAATACCTTCAGGATTAAAATCAAATGTTTGATATGTAAAACCTAAACTTGTTGGGATTATCTTTGTATTATAAAAATCACCAACACGTAAAACCAATACTGGTGGTGCCCCAAATGATGTGTTTAAAGCATCGTTATATAATTTATCACCATTGGGTCCAATTGTTGGAATTGTTTCACCAGGTCTCATACATTGTTGTAAGAAAGTTAAACGTGAGTTTAATCCTTCAGGTGTTGTTGAGTGGAACGCTGGTTGGAAATATTTTATTTTTTCTTTTATTGAATCATAAATGAATGGGTTTTCAGCCTTTAACACTTCAAAATAATCACACTCATTTAAAAGGTATCTTAATAATTTTTTAGATGCCCCTTTAAATAAAATCTCATCGGGTTGTGGTGAAACCACATTTGTTTGTGCGGGTTTTTTTGGTTCTTGATTATTTCCTGTGGCAGCAATTGCTTCTTGTGAGTCAGTATTGTTTGGTGCGGGCTGTGGTGCTGGTTGTTGAACAGTAATATTTGATATAATAACCGCCCTACAAGCCATGGCGTTTGTTGAATAAATTTTATTGTTTCCTGTTAAATCTTGGTGACAATCAACAGAACCAAATGAACTTGACGTTCCTTTTGGATTTGCGATTACAATATTTTCACCAACAGGTAATCCGTTTAATACCAATGAGTTACCAATAAATTCATTAACTGATTTTCCACCAGCAAATGTGTATGTTTTAAAGAAATTTTCAACAGAACTTATTCTTCTTTGAGATAGTTTATTATTATACTCTTCAGTATTTGGTGATGAAGCACTTCCTCTTAAAGTAAGAATAATTTTTTCAGCTTGTTTTTGACTCAATAAATCATAAATTTTTTCAACCAAAGTTTTCATTTGAGTATAATTTTCATCAACAATATTTGTAAAGAAAGTTGATACTGTAGCAGCACTTGGCGCGTTTTGACTATATTTTGTTTTATTAGTCGATGATGTATAAACATCATATGTTGATTGATATGGTGTTTCAGTTGTTGTGTTAGGATTTTGTTTTGGAATATCATTATCAAAATAAAATCCATACTCCTTATAACTTGATAATGTCTCAGTTACCGTGGCTTGTTGAGCAACCCCTACTTCGGTTGATGTATTTTTAAATACACTTTCAATGTTTTCATTAGTTGCTTGTGGATTATTTGCAACTTCTTGCCAAGCTTGTAATTCTGTTAAGGGAATTGTATTGTATATCTTTGCAAGTTCATATAAATCATACTTTTTACATCCAGCAAAGAATGAATTAACAATAGAATCTACTTTTTGTCTATCACCCTCATTGGACAACACCTTATTAACAATAACATTTAAAATTGACGGATGGTCAACAACCATCTTCCATTTCAATGTACCACTACGAGAAGTGTTTTTATATGTATATACAGGTTCAGGTCTACCCAAGAATGTAGTTTCATTAAATGTTGGTCTTGTATCCTCAGTAAATGATAAATCATATGGGGGGAACCACATAACTCTACCACCATTTGGTCCTTGTTCACAAGCTGGCAAATCACTAACTCTATAACCAGGTCTGTGTCCAGTTCTCCAAGCTAAGTTCTCAACTGAGAACATGTATTTCTTTACCTTACCATTAACAATACTATCACCTCCCTTTTCAGGAGCAATGTTTAAGTTAAATGTTGAATCAACAATAGAATATGAAAACTTACGAATATTTCCGTCTTTTTTCTGTAAACTATTAAAAGTATAATATGGAGTATCTTTTGTAAAAACACGACAATATTCAATACCCACATTGGCTTGTCCATCAGAATATCTAATAACTTGTGAACCTTTGGTAATTTCTTTATATCCATCAAAAAATACTTTTGATGTTTGGTCAATCGCATTACCTACGTGTCCAAATCTTGCTCCTGAATTTGGTTGTGAATCAATTAATCTTTGAGTATCATCTAAAATTGAGCCTGGTTTAAAAGCGTAATTAATTGATTCTGTTGCGGTTAATTGATTTGATATTGAAGGGAACGCAGGGTCTTGGTCACCATAGTCTCCACCAGGTTTTTGATGTCTACCAGCATTTGGTGCCCATTTACCACTAACCCATGTAAATCCACCGACAATACTACCATCATCATCAAATGGTTTTCCCGCCAAACCAAATTTAAAGTCTTTATCAACACCTTCATATTCTTTCCCTAAAATATCAGGACCATAAACAGGTGCATTAACCTGACCACCGAAACTATCAATTGGTACCTGACCAGGAGGTGATGTAATATATTCAGGTTCTCTTTGTGGACTTCCAACATAATAAGTTCCTTGACTTGCGTTGTTGGCAATCGCTCCTGTAATGGCTTGACCCAAAGCAGATATAATACCTGTTCCACCTGTGTTATATTGTGGACGGTATTTGTTTGTTGCTAAATTTTGTGTTAATTGACCTCTTTGTCCTGAACCTGTATAATCCAAAAACAATTGAGATGGTGATGTTGGTCTTGAACCAAACAATCCAAATAACCCACCACGTTTTCCATTACCAGCGGCCGCTGCGGCTGAAGCGGCAGTACCAAAATCTCTTGCTTGGTAATAACTACCCGGAATTGGTGAAAATGGAAGTTGTGCACCAGTTATTCTTTGCACAATATCCATCCCTTGTGATAATAAATTACCACCTGATGTAATAGTCCAATCGGCAACAATTACGGGTCTTTTTCCAGCTATAATTTGTGATAAGTTAAATGGGTCTGAAAGACCTGATAAAATATTAACTCTACCAATTGTTGCCGCTCTAACATTTTGGTCTACTCTATATTGAAAAGCTCTTTTTGCCCCTTCAATACCCATTTGAGCAAGTTGTGAATCATCACTAGCCGGTCCATTATCACCCGATGGGTCTTTTTGTAATAAAACAGCATATGGTGAATATGATGATGGTCTAAAACTTGGTGGACTCCAATATGTTTTATTTTTTTGTACTTTAACAACATCACCCATATCATAATAGTTGTATTGACTTCCTGGTGAATATGCGTTTTTAATGTACTGTCTCTTTTGGAATGATTCAGAATATACTTGTAAAGCATTAGTATATGGTGGTGTCGCACCATATGGACCTTGGTTTGAAGTTACTTGTTGGGTATTAACTAAACCATTAATATTTTTGTTATACCCACCTAAAGGTCCAAATATATTATTAACATAAAGTTTGTCGGCAAATGGGTCAGCATCAATTAATACATCGGGAGAGTCAATAACCGCATAATCACTTTGAACAAATTCACCCGAAGCAGGTGCTGATGTTGAAGTGTAAACACCAGGTTTGTTGTACGGAGTTAAGTTTCTTACTAGTAACTTATCTCTTAATAATTTTGTCGCACTAAAACTTAATTGACTTGGCATTTTTATTGTTTCTTCTATAAATAGAAGCTCATTTATTTTTTATTAAATCTTATTTGGTACTAATCCGTAATTTCCATTCATTTTAGATTCAGAAATAATTCTAGCGAGTTCTTTTCTAAAATTTTCGTTTTTAAATATCTCACTAATTTGTGAGTCAGTTAAAGATTGTGTTGTTCCATTTGGTGTTGTTACTTTAATATCTATAGTACCTTTATGTTCCAAAGGATTGAATTCTATCTTTTGATTATTTTGTGTAATATTTCCAGTTTCAATTGTTGGTTTCTTAGTAACGTCAGTTCCTGATAAGAATGATTTCGCCTTATCAGCCAAACTACTTAATCCTGTTACTGCGGCACTTGCGGCTTCAGCTATTTTATTTCCCGATGAAATGTATGGTTTAGATGCCTCAGTATCAAAGTTATTAAATGCTTTGGTTATATTTTTTAACCCTTCACCCATATCCATTCCCGCTGTTTTAAACACATTTGCAACGTCTTCTAAACCACCTTTTCCTGAAATTAAATCTGTTAAACCTTTACCTGTTTTTTCATAAAGTTGGTCAATACCCGCAATACCACCACGTGTGTTTCCAACAGCTCTCTCTGAAGTTGCTTGTCCTGATGCTAACGCACCTCTTAATACTTCTCTTAAATCCTGTGGGGCTCTTGACCCAGCAACAGGTGCTGCAAGTCTATCTCTAATTTGTTCTTGTACCGCAGTTGAGTATTGTGCTTCAGTAAGTTGACTTTTAGCCAAATCTTCTAAAGTAACAGGTTTTTGTGATTCTTTTAACTCATCAATATCTTTACTATTAATTTCAGTTACAAGTTTTTCATCTCTACCAATCTTAACCGTAAATCCACCTTTTTGTTTGTTGTATTGAGCAACATTAGCAACAAATTGTTTTGTTTCTTCATCAACACCGGCAATTTTTAAATCTTTAGATATTAAATTTAATTTTTGAGTCCCTTCAGACATTTTAATTAAATCATTGTAGGCAATACCTGTTGCTTTTTCAATTTCTCTTAAATCACGTTTAGCATTTGGGAAAACTTTAAACTCTTTTGTTTTTTCGTCAAAGTATGTAAACTTTTGAGTCATTTTAACAACTTGGTTTTGAAGTTCTTCAGTATCTTCAGAAGCCAAATACATTAATCTAAAAGGGTCTGCTAAATCACCAGCGGCGACTCCCATTCTTTGGAAAGCAGCTACAGTGTCAATAGCACCTTCAGGGTCAAATACTTTTTCAGCAAAATTAAATACCGAATTCATATCAATACGTAATCCTGCCGCCTGTGCCGCCATCTTAGCTAAACCAGCAACACCATTTTCAAAACCGTATTTATTAATTGAATCTAAATTATTACTAACCAACTTAAACACTGCACCAGTATTAACACCAACTTGTCGTGCTAAGTTAACAGTTGTTTGGATATTGTCTTTAATATTTCCTGTTTGGATTCCAACATCTTGGAATGATTTAACCATTTCTCCAACTCCAGCGGAAGATACACCAACAGCTTTTCCGGCAGCGTATAAATCTGTTACGGTCTCACCTAATGTAATAACATTTGTTTGAAGTGATTCGGCAATACTTTCTTGTATTGCCGCAACATCTCTAAAATTACCACCCAAACCAACTACACCAGGTGTGGCAATTGCAATTTCCTCTCTTAATCCTTTTATTGCTGATTGAGTTTGTCCAAACGTCCCAGAAATTGTCGCAGTGAATTGGGAGTATTGGTCTTCTAATTCAACGGTTCTTTGTTGCCAACCATCATAAGCATCATCAACAATTTTACTTAATTTTTTTACAACGTCTCCAACAGAATTAATACTATTAGATATTCCTGACGTATTTGGTGCGTTTGGATTTGGTGGAGTTTGTTGCATATCTTAATAAATAGAATAATTAAGTATTTTTTATTCCCTCAATTATTTTATCTATCAAATACCTACGAGCATATGTAGGCATTTTCATAAAATCAGTCCAAGATGTGTGTAAATTTTTTGCTAAAACGAAATATTCGTCTAACTGATAGGAGGCGTAATCAGAAGAAAACGCGAAAAAACTCAACCCCAAAGGCGATTTCAACATCTACCTTGTTTCCTGACGGGGCTATAATTGTTCTTCTTAAATCCAATCGTGGTTCATTTTCATCAATAAAGTTTCTGATAAATTTTGAATCCATTATGGGTAATCCTTCTACAAATCTATTAATAGTACCTTGTTCACTATCACCTTCAACACTAATAATCTGTTTTTGAAGTTTCCAAGTTACTTTTGGTGCCACTCTACCAGTTGGATATTGGTCAGCCAATTTGTTAATTTCACCAATTTCTTTAAAAGTCAAAGGTTTTACTTTAACAGTAGCATTTGATTTTGGTAATTTAATTGTAAAACTACCGTCTTCATTTGGGTCTTGGGAAGGTTTTCTAAAATCCAACTCATCCAACATGATTTCAGTAGAAAACTTTTTTCCTGTCTCGGGGTCAATACTTGAAATTTTGTATTCGGGTCCGAATGATGTGTTTCTTAAAAAAATCAAAATGGCTTCAATATCACCATTTAACATTTCATCGGGTCTCAAATCTGGTTCATACAACTTGGAACGTACCAATGTCATAACCAAATCATCAGGGTTAACCGACATGATTACATTCTCATCAGCAGCGGTTAGATAACCAACCTTAACAGATTTTTTCTTTGATTTATAAAACTTACCTTCTGAAGGTAGTTTTACCACATCGTGTGGTAAGTTAAAATCTTGTTGACCATATTTTAATACATTTTCGTCCATAAAAAAAAACACAGGGATTAGACCCTGTGTTAAATATACCGTGTTATTTTAATTTATCAATATAAAAGTAAATACAAAATTAGTAAACCAAAATACAACGGTCCATTTGTAATGTAACGTCCAATCCTGCTAATTTGTCATCACTATATGATACGTTATCCCAAGCGGATTTTGTAATCATACATCCCTCAAGAATCCATTTTTCCACAACAACACCTGTTGGGTCTAACATCTCAAGGTCAACATTCTTTTTATAACCCGCAGCATATCCCATACGACCTGTAACTGATTCAGCGTGTAAACGAACCCACTCCATAAGAGCTTGTGTTGCTGATGGACCAATTGGGTCACGGAATTTAACTGAGATGGCATTCCATTTGAATCTACCTGCTACAAATGTAGAAGTGTTCAAAAATTGTATCTCAACAGGGTTAATATCAATACTTGGTCTTCCTGATGATTCTACGAACCATTCATTAATACCTAAACTTGTGTCAAACCTTAGTATAAATCGGTTCGCTCTTTTTGGTTCGTAAGGAACCGGCATTTTCATTAATAAATCAGCCATGGTATATTCTTTTTAGTTTTTTGTTTTAGTTTATTTATCTATAAATACATGTTGTTTGAAAATTTTTGTATTTACTTTAATTTTTTAAAAATTATCATCGTTTAGTATCTAGTTTTAGCTCCTTTACCAGTATAGTAGTTCTTTAACATTGGTTCATCTTCAAAACTCTTCTTCATTACTTCTACATTCTTTAAATCATCATCTGAAAAGCCAATACTAGGAACAAATTTATTTTTTACATCATTTTTAAGATATAATTTTTTACCTAAACTTTTGGCTTGTGATTTTACATAAGAAATAAATTCCCTCATTGCGTCTACTTTTAATTGTTCGGGATTTCCGGCACCTGTTGGGTCCAAAAAACTAACGGGATAATATTTGTTCATGTCAAGATAGTCTTTAATTAATTCCATGTCTGACTTGTCCTCCATACCTGAAATGTCCCTGTATTTTCTAAGATTCTTTAATAATAAGTTTTTATTAATACCCTGATGGTCGGATATAATCAAATTGTATATTGCGTCTTTAATAGTTTCGGGGTTGTGACCACGAGCTGTAATAATTGAAAAAATTGACCCGTTATTAATTGCTTCTATAAAATCAGACCAAGCGGGACCTGTTTTTGCCTTCATTGCATCAATTTTAAATTGTTTGTCACCACCTTCTCTAAAATTTCTATAAGGTTGGTCGGCGTATCCAACAATTTTGTTTCCTTTGTAATCAAATTCTTCTTTACCTATTTGATGTCTATGTTCAGCAAAATCTTCTGTGGACATTGGTACTTCATTATCATTTTCATCTCTTAAGATAATTTTTGTTGGCATGTACATTAAGTTGTCATCCCAATCAAATGCGTAGTACTTTAAGTCTGGCGTACCAGCATCATCAAAACCTTCACGTAATGATGATACTGGATTATTTTTTTTGTTTTTCAACATAAATTATTAAATGTTTTCAAACGAAGCTCCTGTTGGAGTGATTAAGAATTCAATGTCAATGAATTCCAACGCTTTTGTTGGTTTCAAATAAATCTTACCTGTCATAGTATTTCTATCTAAATCTTCAGGTGAATTACTTACAGTAACACGGAAATCATATAAACCTCTGTCTCTTCTGATAGCATCCAAGATAGGGTTAACCGAATCCAAGAAGTCTTGTCTTACTTTAGCGTCGTTTTGTTCAAACAACAATCTTACAGCCACCGCTGAAATTAACTTACGAGCTTGTAACAACAATCTTCTTACGTTGATTCTGTTAAGTGCTGTGTCAGCAATTTGAAGAGTTTTGTTACCCCAAATTACAGTTCCAACATCAGAGAATGTTGCAATAGGATTAATTCTACCTTGATACAAAGTATCTCTATCTTCTTGTGTAAGTTTCTTACGAGCTTTAATAGCATTTACTAAACCTCTTGTGTAACCCGCAGTTGCGAACCAAGGGAATGATACGTTATCTGTCAAAGCTAAGTTTCTACAAACTTCATTTGTTGGTGGTAAGTAGATTTGTGTGTTATTAACAGTATCCCTAACCAAAATCCAAGGGTAGTAAGTTGCTGTATAGTTAGAGTCAATACCTGTGTTAGCCAAATTATCAACAGCTTCTGTTGGGTAAATAAAGTTGCCTGTATTTGTTGGAAGATATACATTACAATCAGGTGTTGTACAAATGTAGATAGAATCTGCTCTATTGTAAGTAACCATTGAAATTGAATCTTCAACCAAGTTTGAGTTATTAGTATAATCAATACCAGGTGTTGCAAACACATTTATGTTTACCGCTTCAGGGTTATTAAATGTATAGATACCTAACAAGTAAGCGTAGTAATCAGTATTTGCAAAATCAGTAAAGTTACCAATATTGATTGGTTTGAAAGCCCCCCAACCTGTTGCGTTTGGATATCTTGTTGTTGGACATGCTCCTTTTTGGTAACCTGTTCCACCCAACATAAATTCATCTTTGTTTGTTCTATATTCACGATAAATGTCCCAACCATCAAAACCATTTTGTAATAAGAAAGTGAATTTTCTTGCTTGTATTTGGTAATAAGGGTTTGCAGGTGTTTCAGGGTCAGTTTGGAATGAAGCATCACCACAGAAGAACGCTGGTGTTCCTGAAGTAGGACCATAAGCGATTGTTACTACAGTTGCTCCTGAATCCATGTGAAAACCTTTTGTGATATAATCCCAAGGTAATCCTTCACTTGACTCATCACAATATTGTGCTGCCGCTTGTCTACCTTTATATTCATAGAACGCTGGGTCATAACCAATTTGAGAAGAAATTCCCAAATATGTTGTTCTTACTCTATCACCAGAACTAACCACAGGATTATCAAGACCAGCAGTTGTTCCAAATGGTGGGTTATAAATAACTTGTCCTGGGAAATTATACTCTGTTTTATAAATTGGGAATGGAGGTGTTGTAGTTAATCCATCATATTCTCTAATAACATAACCTTCAAATCCACAAGGAACTGATTCTATGTTAGCATCAACATTTAGTTCTAACATGATGTATTTTGAATTCAATGCGTATTCACCATCACTAGTTCCAATTTTAACACCTACATAACTGTTTGAACCTGGGTTCATTGTACAGTTTGTGTATTTCTCTAAGATTACAGGATTAGAATCTGTATCAAAGAAACTACGAACCGCCAAATCAAAACTTAAGTTAGCGAATGATATATTTGAAATTGAAACTTTAATTTGTGTGTTAGCACTGTTACCATCAGCTACTGAGTAAATTTTAAATAACTTATCAACAGTACTACCGAATAATTGAGATACAACCCAAGGTGATTCAGGTGATTTATATGGTTGTAAATAGTTAGCAATTGTTCCTGTTGGATTTGAGTATCTAACACCAGGTAATGCAACTAAATCAACATTGATACCTTTAATGTAACCTTTATTGTATGCGTAGTTTAATAAGTTAGGGAATGTTTCCTCAACAAATAATGGTACTTCATTTCTGTCTTTACCAAAATTAGTAACACCAAACGCCTTTGTAATATAGTTTGAATCTGTAGTACTTAAAGATGTTGTGAATGAGAACGCATCTCCTGATGTTGTTAAACCTGAAATTGCAAATGGTGCGAATGGGTTTTGTGAAATTGCTGCGTAAGTTCCTGAATTATCAATAATAACATCAGTTAATCCTGATACTTTATAAACAGGTCCTGTACTTCCAGCACCATATGTAGCAATACCTCTTGAACGGAAAGTAGCCGCAATTAAATTATTGTAATCTGTATAAGCAGTTCCTGTGTAGTTATAAAGTGTTCCCGAAACAGTACCTGAGTATGCTCCTGAACCAAGACTAATCATTCTTGATATTACATTATAGAATGAATATCCTGTATAAGCATCTCCTGAAGTAATATCAAAGTTTGCATAATACCAAGTGTCATTATTACCTGATGTAAAATCAGCGTCTGCTGTTGTTACACCTGATACACCATAAACGTTAGTTGATGCTGTATAAGCCGATAAACTTGGTGACGCTCCTGATGGTATAGTACCAAAATAATCAATTGTAAAACCTGAACCAACACCAGCAGCATTGATTATTGGTGATATTTGTGAGTCAAGGTCATCTTGAAGAGTTGAAATACTACCATTAAATTGTGTATAATCTGTGTTAAGAGCATTTTGAATAATAGATGGAAATGAACTTGTAAAAGTAATACTTGTAGAACCTGTAGTACCTGTCCAACCAACAGAATATACTGTTGAACTTCCATTTAATCCAACGGTTGTTGTATCAACATTGGCAATTGTGGTTATTGACCATGACGGTCCTGCATCATACCCCGACAATCCCAATACTCTTGTAACGAATAATTGGTTAGACTGTTGAAGGTAGGATTTGGCGATGTACGCCAATTCATATTTAGGAATTTGTGTGTTTACAAATTTTTCTGGAATTGTACCCCCAAAATAAGACTCAAAGTCTGAGTAGTTAGTGATGAAAATAGGTTCAAAAGCTGGACCCATTAATGTCTCACCAACAAGACCAAGTGTGGTTACCCCAACACTTTGTGCTACAAAACTAAGGTCTCTTTCAGATGTGTATACACCAGGAGAAACGAAAACTTTATTTGATACTGCCATTTTTATATATGTTCAATTGATTTATTTATACATAAATATTATGAGATTGAAGAAAAACTTTACTTTATCATATCTATTTATAATATGGGCAGATTATTTTCTGCCTTTATTCTACCTATGGAAAAGAAAATAAAGAATTTGAAGATATCAGTAGAGGCACACGACATTTTGAAGAAATACTGTGATAAACACGGTATTAAGATGTACAAGTTTTTGGAAAATTTGATTAAAGAAAAATGTCAAATTAAAAGAGACATTTACGGGGAATCATAATAACTTAATTCCGTATTCTAAGATGGCTTCATCACCATCAGTTTTTTTAACCACTTCAAATCTTAAAATATCATTTGTATTAACTTGAATTAACGTAACATCGGTACCATAAAAATCATCATTAATATAGACATCATAACTATCAATATTAATCTGTCCTTGAGTTAAAAAATCACCTGTATAATCTACGTTTAATTGTTTTGTTGTTGTGTTGGCAGGTATTGTAACCGCTAACTGAAATGTGTCTTTATTTTCAGGAAACTTTTTTCTTTTTGGTAATGTGGTTTGTGCATTAATTTCCGTGTAATTCATAACTCTTGAAACTGCAGGTGCAACTTCAAATTCATCTTCATCTAATAAAAACGCCAACATTGTAAATTCGTAACTTTGAATGTAGTATCTTCTTTTTTCTAACTCAACAACTGACTCATCAGAAATGTTACCCATTACAATTGGAATATAATGTCCATTAATTTTTCTATAGGCTTGTCTTGATGCAAAAGTTTGAATCACATTTTTGTTAAACTCATTCAACTCCCTCATTCTATTACAAATAATTTTTACATTATAGGTAATATCAACGGGAACAGGTTGTGGGATTTTATAAATGTCCAAACCTTTGATGTTTCCATTCCAAGATGGAACGGCTGCGTAAAAATATTCTTTTCTATTTGGAATATTGTAAATAATGGCGGGATTGCTTCCGTATTTAACTTCAGGTTGACGAACCACTGTAATAAACGGAGGTTCAGGGTTATCATTTAAATCTGAAAAATTCCAAGTCTGTGTAAATTGAGACCAGTTCTGAGTTGTGATAATAATATCAACCATAGGTATTATACTACCAGCAACAATTGTTTGTAAGTCTTCTTTTACAAAATCCAAAAACCCCCTATCTAAGTCGGGGTGCATTAATGACTTTGGCAAATAAGTTCCGTCTTCTTTAATATATTGAAGAAGTTCTTCTCTACGCTGAAGAAGTATTTTTTCAGGCTTAAGATTAATCGTAGGTATAACTTGTTTTCTTGGTAATCCCATTATAATCCCATAAATTCATTTGCACTTACAGGTGATGCTACATATGAAACGTAGAATGGTTTGTATCCACCGTAAGTATGTTTATTGTCATAATTTGGTGTTCCCGCATTTACAACAGAATAATATCTAACATCTGCTTCAGAAACCCAATATCCAATATAATCACCCAAGTTAATGTTTATCTGTAAATCAATCAAATCTTGTGAATAGATACTGAACTTCATATTACCAGGTTCATTTTGAATAACTTTTGAACTACCCAAGAATTTGTTATCAGGTTGTAAAATCTGAACATAAGCATTGATTGATACTGGTGGTAAGAATTGAATCCCATTTTTTTCAACCTCACCATACACATCATCATTAACGGTTTTGGTTCTATCAACACTATACAACACAATCTTAAAATTCATATCCCCGTCCAACCATTCACGACCCATAGATACGTCAAGTGAAAAATCTTCACCACCAAAAAATTTACCTAATCTTGTAATTGGAACTAACTGTTGTGCCATACTTGATAAATATACTGAAATTGATTATCTTTTATTAGATTGGAAAATACTGAAAACACATATAATGTCTCTGTGTTAGAAAGAAGAGCTCTTGATTTATTAGAGACGTATCAGGGTGCTAATAATTACATCATACGTTTGAGACAAAAACAAGTTGATAACAAAAAGTTTTATCCAACTCGTGCTCAAGCCGAGTACATTATAAATTATCACGAAACCGCACCAAAGGTTGCAAAGAAATGGGTGGAACTTGATTCTTATTTTGCCCAAAAAATTGCTAATGATAAATTACTTTCATCTGTACCAACAAAAGTATATGTTGAAAAACTTTTGGTTGAAAAAGATACCGCCTACCATATTTGGGGAAAATATTTTGAATCAGAACAAGTCTACGACTTTTGGATTCCAAAGGTTGCGTTAATAAAAGATAATAAAGTTAAAGATGTTGTAATTGATTATGAAAAATATTCTCATCGTCCACCACTTGAACACCAAAAAGAAGCAATTAAATCTTTGGTTGAGAATAAAAAGTTTATTCTTGCCGATGATATGGGTTTGGGTAAGACAACATCAACCATTATTGCCGCTTTGGAAACAGGGGCAAAAAAGATTTTGATTATTTGTCCCGCATCTTTGAAGATTAACTGGCAACGTGAGATTGAAAATTATTCAGACAAACCAACATCAATTATTGAAGGTAAAAAATGGGAAGATGGTACTTTTGTTATTATCAATTATGACATTATTAAAAATTTCCACGATGAAAAAAAGAAAGCCGATTCTGTTTTATTAAAAACAAAGTTTGATTTGGTGATTATTGATGAAGCACACTACATTCAAAACAAACAAGCCCAAAGAACCAAGTTAATCAATGACTTTGTATCCAATGTTGAAAGGCTTTGGTTGTTAACAGGTACACCAATTACTTCAAGGCCAATTAATTACTTCAATTTATTAAACTTAATTGAGTGTCCTGTGGCTAAAAATTGGATGGCTTACGTTAAAAGGTATTGTAATGGTTTCCAATTCCAAGCAGGAAGAAGAAAAATTTGGAATGTCAGTGGAGCATCCAACTTGGAAGAGTTAAGAGACCGAACAGCACCTTTGGTATTAAGAAGATTAAAGGAAAATGTTTTAGATTTACCCGATAAAATTATCACACCTGTTTACCTAAGATTAAAATCAAAAGAATATGAAGCCTTAATGGGTGAGTATTATGATTGGTACGATAAAAATGGTGATTCTGATTCATTAACACTTCAGTTTACCAAACTTACAAAAGTAAGACAGGTGATTGCCGAAGAAAAAGTTCCATCAACAATTGAAATTTGTGAGAACATTGTTGAACAAGGTAAGAAAGTGATTGTTTTTACTAACTTTACCAAAACATTGGAGATGATATTAGAACATTTTGGAAAAAATGCTGTTAGACTTGATGGACAAATGTCCCAAAAAGAAAGACAATTGTCCGTTGACCGTTTTCAAAATGATGAAAGTGTTATGGTATTTGTTGGGAACATAAAGGCCGCAGGTGTTGGTATTACATTGACAGCGGGTGAGGCGGTTGTAATGAATGATTTGTCTTTTTTACCGTCAGACCACTCCCAAGCAGAGGATAGAAGTTACCGATATGGACAAAAAAATAATGTATTAGTTTATTATCCAATTTTTGACAATACGGTAGAAGGAATCATCTATGACATACTCAAAAAGAAGAAAGACATCTTTGAAACCGTGATGGGTGATAAGGTAGACAATGGCGATTATGTTCAAGAAATACTAGAACTTATAAATAATTGGAGGCGATAATCAAACTTCGGCTTATTTATAATTAATAAACATTAATAAAAGCCGACCTTATGAAGAATCTTAAAAATAGGATTGAAGTAATTGAAGAAGATTTACAAAAAAAAGAAGTTAAAAGACAACAAGAACAAAAAGTACAAAAAGTTGTCGCAGAAGCCAAAAACATTAAGATAGAAAAATTACCCTATTCTTATGCAGCACTAAAACAATTTATTGACCCCGAAACCATGAGTGTTCATTACAACAAACACTACAAAGGTTATGTTGATAAATTAAACGGAGCATTAAAAGATGATGAGGATTTAACCTTAGAAGAAATTGTTAAAACAATTGAAAGTTTCAACAAGTTCATCAGAAACAATGCGGGTGGAGCTTATAACCACCAATTGTTTTGGAAAATGTTGACACCCAAAACAACAAAACCAGGTCCAATCACACTTAAAAAAATTAATCAAAGTTTTTCATCATTGGCCGACTTTAAAAAGAAATTTGAAGGTCAATCAAAAGATAGATTTGGTTCAGGATGGTGTTGGTTAGTCCTTACAAAAAGAGGAACCTTAAAAATTATGACAACCCCCAACCAAGACAACCCTCTTATGGATGTTGTTGACCAAGGTGGTTTTCCAATTTTAGGTTTGGATTTATGGGAACACGCATATTATCTGAAATATAGAAATAGAAAAGACGAATACATAAAAAACTTTTGGAGAGTTGTTAATTGGGACTACGTAGAATCAGAACTTTCAAGAAAGTTAGATAAAACCGTTAAAGAATCTACAACCGCCAAAGAATTTTTAACCGAAGCGGTTAAGAGTGAACCGTGTTCAACCCAAGATAAGATGGCATCAAAGTTATTGTTTAATACAAACAGAGATGTTCTTAATCTTTACAAAAACGCTATCATGCAAATTTTGAAAGATACATTTGCCGATAGATACTACAACAAA